GGTCTTAAGCTCTTCCGGAAGAGGAAGTCTTGCATCTGTAGCTTCAACCGGCGTGTCACCTGCTACGGCATCAGAACCATACAGAATTGCTTCCAGTTTAGCCAGGGCATCGGGATCAACCTTGGTGGAATCGATCTCAACAGAAGCAATCGGTTTGTAGCCGTCAACCGTAATCGGGGTTGTGGTAACATCATAGCTGAATGTGATCGCATCCGGGGAATCATTAACAGTCTCATAAGACTTGTCGGACGGCGATGCAGAGCAGCCGTATACCAGATGAAGCTTATAGCCGTAATCCTCACCCTCTGTATCGTTACCGATCTTGGTCCTGTAAGAAAGACCGAATGTGTTTCTCTTCTGCTGCCCAAAGGATACACCAGGAGCCAGCTCTGCAGAGCCATCGCATGCTGCCCACTCATCTGGGTAGGTATAACACTCGATGGTCAGGCCGAGTTCCTCAGCACTCTTAAGATTCAAATATTTCATATTATCCGCATACAGAGCAGTATCTTCTGCACCTGACGGATTCATAGCGACACTTGTCAAGCCGCTCCAGGCAACACCCTTCGGATAAATACCGTTTGCCTGAGGATAAAGAACACCATGGTCGACACCTGTTTCATAGGTTCTCTTGCCGACCTCATCCCATACTAATTTGCTCATAATTAGTACCTCCTTAATAGTTTAATGTGAATACGAAATGATTCAGATCGTCTGCCGCATAAGGTCTATCAAATCTACATTTTGGCAGATCGAAGAACTTAGCAGCAATCTCACTATCTGGATCTTCGTCAACAACAGTTACGCTCCACTCTAATGAATGAAGATATGGTATGTTGTCCGCATGGACTGCATTGTCCCCAGCTAATTCATAAATGACGCAGGGATATTTCATCTTCATACCAGTGGGAGGTGAATAATAGACATTTTGGCTACCCAGCACCCCGCATAGATAGTCATGTAGTGCTAGACGTTTCTGCTCCAGTACCATTGTATACACCTCCAATAGTTAATGTGATTCGTGGATAGCCCATTTCAACATTTGTGACTCTCCATTTTACACTTTTCCAAGCGACGTATCTAATGGAGGCGATATTCTCCTGCATATACAGATCAGATAATATCGAGAATGAATTATTCAACCGAATATCATCATTTTGGTTCTCTGTTGACTGATAGTGACGGTTATCCCAGCTAATATCTCCAGCGTAGGGTCTTTCGACAATTTGTGCTTTATACACACCAGGTTTTACCTCCACATCATCAATGTAAAAACCAACTGCTCCGTAGAACTTCATTAGAAAATCACCTCCATTTTGAAATCAGATACTTAGCCGGCAACGTTGGTGCTGTCTTCCAGAATTGTCAGTGCAGAATACGGCTTGGTCAAAGCACCAGAGATTCTGGTCTCGATCAGGTACTCATACTGGTTGAAGTTCAGGTCGAAGTCATCGAACAGACTTACAGAACCGCCCTTGTCAGCACCTACATTGTAGTCAGCCAGATTTACGATTACACCGATCAGCGGCAGGCTGTCGATTGTCTGACCTTCCATGGGCTCAACCGTAACGATCTTAGCCACACGCAGAGCGGTAGCCAGCTCAGACTCTGTCTTGTAGATCTTGTGACCGATGCCATCCTCGATCAGCAGCATCTCAGTAACAACATCTTCAGTTGTATAGAATGTCGGATTGCCGGAACCCTTGTAATTCTTACGAGCACGGATAACCGCATTGATTGTCTCTTTCGCCTTATCCTGGGCGGTAGTAGTGTTGGATACATCAACCTTAACCTTGGTGTTGAACAGCGGAACATCAGAAGCAATAGGACGAATGTGATCTGTAGGAATGTGGCTTTCATCATCTGTCTGACGGCCGTCACCGATCAGAATTGCACGAGCGATTTCCTCGTCCAACATCACTCTCATCTCAGCCTTGATCCAGGCGATAACGTCGAAATCTGTAATGTCAATGATATCATCACGATCCATCTTCTGCAGCTTGTAGATGGTGGTAGGATCTGTGGTTCTCTTCAGTGTCGTGAAGACCTCTGTCTTCTTCTGCTTACCTTTGATATAACCTCTTGCTCGGGCCTCATCCTCGGTAATGTTTGCATACTGAGATTTAATACGGCTGAAAGGTGTGTGATGTACACCATTCATAACGCTGGTTACCCAACCCATTTCTCTGGAGATCCACTCCGGAGGGTTATTCAGAGACTTGTAATCCGGGAACAGCATATCAGGATCATTGAATCCATATGTCTGGCTGCCGGTTGCTGTGGTCATGCCTGTTGTGTCAACTGCTGCATGTGCGAGAACTCCACCGTTCTCAATGTTCTGATTTACTGCTTCACGAAGAGAACCCAATCTCTTTGCATCGTCGAGAATACCCTGGACGTCTGCGTGAGTCAAGGTTGTAGCGCTCTGATCGTTGTCAAATACGTTGTGTTTCATATCCTCATTATCCTCCTTATTATCTGAATCTTTCTTAGATCCGCTCTTAGCATCTGTAATAGCCTGACCTACAATGATAGCGACTGCTTTCTTCTGCTTATCACTTAAAGTCTCATAGACATCTTTTACAGTCTCGCCGGAATCTTTACTTGTGTCTGTGTTACTGCCGGTATTGGCATCTTTGTTTTTGGTGTCATCATCGGCATGCATGAGATCTCCATCCATTAAATTGTCCTCCTTCTTGTTTTTATCTTCATTATCTCCATGAGATAACTCAAGATTACCATCACAATAGAAGATACCTTCATTCTCGTAATCTTCCATTGGCTCGCCATGTGCTACTACTGACTCGATAAACGCGCCAGGGTTTGCACCTGCAAGAACCAGACTAACTTCACGGATTACGCCATGAAGAACTTCCGGTCCTGTCTGCTGAAGGTTGTTTGCCCAGATACTAAGTGCCGTTACGTCACCATGTTGTACCTGTTCTTTTGCATCTTGTCCATTCTGTGTGTTGTTAAAGTAGCAGTAAGCATAAACACCTTCATCCCGGTTTTCCAAAACTGCATGACCAAGAACATCTGCAACTGCATTATGTTGGTGATTCCAAACAAGCGGAACTTTCTGTTTGTCATTCACCTTAAATGCATTTCTACGGATGATCCTACCATCGGAGCAGGTCAAATCGTTTTTGGTTGCCCATCCTGCAAAATCCCAATTAGGCATATTCTCATCCTCCTTCTTTTTATTTTGGTATATATTCATTCTTTGCTGTAAATCAGTCGATCTTCATCATCTAAATCAATCGTGGTTCACTTTGTGTTTTAGCCAAATCGATTTATTTTGAAATACGATCAAACTTTTTCTTCAACAATATCTGATACCTCTTTTGTTACTGTTTCTGTTGAATCTGACTCTTCATCTGGATGATTCAGGTTGCTATTACGCAATTCATCAGCTTTCGGATCTTTAGAAGGTCGTAATCCAACCTTGGAACGAATCTCATTAGAACTCATAATTTCATTTCTCGTGAACTTGTCAGAGATTTCAGCCAGCTGACTGACGGGGATCAACTTGAACGGGTCTCTGAAATATCGAATTGCCTGTCCTTGTGTCCTGGCAGTCTTAGAAAGCCACTTTCGTTCGAATTCTTCTGTGATAGCAGTCATGATCGGATTGATTGATCGTTCATAGTACTGCAATATTGTATTCTCGTCAGCTGTACCATCGAAAATACTTTGTGTTAATCCCAACTGATTGTATAAATCAAGGGTCAGATCCTGTGCCTGTGACCAGAGATTGTTTTCTACGGATCGGTTAAGCTGTGTCACATGTTCCGTTCCATCAATGTATCCAATACCATACTGTGAACCAGTCAACTGTGCTTCCAGATTCTTTCGCCGTTGCTCTGCTTGAATCTCTCTTGCTTGTGACTTAATTGCGTAGGGAAGCTGAATAATTAAATCCATCTTACCAGCACTGCATTGCTCATTTGTACGATCCAATTGGTTCAAAACTCGTATCAATCGCTGTAAGGTTGAGTTCGTCTCGTTCATCAAAGAATAGAATGGATTCTCGATGATAGCAGTTGTCCACTTACTAACAACTAATTCCTGCTTTTTACCAATACGTTCATTGTATACCTCTACTCGAACTGACGTCGGATACCATTCCAATATTTTGCCAACTCTGGCTGTGTAGATCTTGTAAGATTCTGAATCTTCCGGATTGAAGTCAGAATCAATTGGAATGACCGCCACACATCCTTCGTCGAACATTGACATAACGATATCCTGAATCAGGTTTCGTCCAGTTTGATCGAGATTAGCCTCTGTAGTCAAAACATTGTTCAGATCCGATTTAATGATTTCTTCAAGATTTCCTTCTTCGTTAAGCCTAACATGATTCACATTGATCATAGCCGCATCTACTGCAATTCTGTTATAGATTGAATTAACAATAGATCGAGAATTAACTCTTGATAATCTTAATCGATCCGGACGTACTGATGTTCCATATCCAAAGTATCGTGGCGTGGGATCTCGTCCCAGAAATGCATTCCAACCATTTCGGAATCTATCTGTTATTTTGGGCATTGCTAGTTCCTCCTGTTATAAAGTTTCCAAATACTCTTCTCCAACACTCATAAGGTAATCGATATTGGCTTGTGCCACATTAGCGCCCTGTCTAACATAGGTGTCTACAAACCACTGCCCTGCTCTTATTCCTATTGAAGTAAGAAGTGTTTGAACCTCTGGTGAATTTAAAGCCTGAAAACCAGCTGCTGCTATTCCGGCAATAGTCAAAGAAGTTATCGCTGTGTTAAAGACGACTTTTGCAGCAACCGTTGCACCTAATAAAGCACTACGAACTGCCATACGACCAATTGATGATGCTGCCTTTTTGACATTCTCTTTTATTTTTTGTTTTTTTTTCTTCTCTAGCACCATCACCGTTGCCTGTACCCCATGCGTAACGTCCTGAGCCTCTTCCAGGAGGATTGTCGTCATGTCCTTTTCCATAATGCACGAGATCACGAGTAGGAGCTATTACATAATTTCCATACATTGCTTTTAGTCCTCCTATTTGCTCTTTTTGTTCTGCTGATTATTGGAGTCTTTTGTTCCACTAAGACGCTTTGATGCTCGATCAATCTGATCCACTAAATCAAGACTAGTTCTGGTCCAATCTTTTACATCACCAACTTTTTTCATGATGTTATTTACATCTTTCCATCCTTTTTCAAAGTCACTTTGAACATAGCCGTTCATATTAGACTCCCATCTGATTCGACTAAGAGCTTCATCACGTTCTGCTTGTGTCAGTTCACTTTTATACTGCATTACTTCGGCAGCGGTACCTTCTTTTAATACTCGCTGTTTCTCTACTTCATGTTCTTTTTTAGCAGTTGCTGCCTGCCTGGCTTTCACGAGATTAGCATTGGCTACTTTTCTTGCTTTCTCAATGGTTTTAATCTCTTTCTTTGTTAAGGTTGTGTCACCAACATTTCTGGCATTACTAGCTGCTCTGGCTTTATTAACAGCCTTCCATTCTTTCTCTGTAATTTCGTACTGTTTTTTAGCCACTGATTTTTTTGTAGAACTGTATCCTTTTGGAACTGCTTGTTTCTTTCCAGATCCCCACGCATAACGTCCTGAACCTCTTCCAGGAGGATTATCATCATGTCCTTTTCCGAAATGCACGAGATCTCTCGTAGGAGCTATTACATAATTTCCATACATTGTTTTAGTCCTCCTCGAAATATTTGTTATTTAGTAACGCGTGATCGTAACATGTTTTCTTCTATTACATTTTCTCGTAACATGTTTTCTTCTATTACATTTTCTCGTAACATGTTTTCTTCTATTACATTTTCTCGTAACACGTTTTCTCGTATATATTCCTCACCAACTATGTTTTCACGAAGAACCGATTCACTAATATCGTTTTCATTAATCACATCTTTATTCAATAATTTGGATTCTATTTGTCCAATAATACCACTTAATGCCGATGTTCCCATAGCATATAATGTCTTTGCTTGTAATCCGTATATGTTAGCGGCACCAATAGTAATAATACCACTTATAGCGGCAGTCGTTGCAATTTTTCCAGTTGTTTTGTAAATGTTTTTTGCTTTATCACTAGTTAATGCTGTTTTTATTGCAGATGTTTTTTTTTGTTTTGCTCCATCACCATTGCCTGTGCCCCACGCATAACGTCCTGAGCCTCTTCCAGGAGGATTATCATCATGTCCTTTTCCGAAATGATACAATTCATTTGAGCAAGGTATGTTACCAATATAATATGTCATGATAATTACCCTCCTTTACGATGTTTTATTTCGGTATACATTATATACTTTCTCGAGATCAATACCTTTAGTAGTAGATGTACTAACTGCTTTTGTAACAGCTTTTGTACCGCTGTCCACAACTTCTTCAGACGCCTCACTGATTTTGGTAGTGCTAGTTGTCATGGATTTCATAAGCTCATTTACTCGATTCTGTATCTCCTGATAATGTTCGCCAATAGCTTCTTTTCGCTCATCACCATTACCAAAGTTTCCTCGAATAACTTCTTTTGCCAAGGAGTCAATCTCGTCTGAGGTAAGTGTGAAACTTTCTTCATTTTCGACTTCTGAAGAACTATCAGAGTTATCAAGATGCCTTCCACCTTTATAACTATCTGGATAATAATAAGTTCCATCCAGTCGTTTGATGTATTTATGCTCTTCCCAGGTCGATCCTTTAGCACTATGAACCAATGCTACCAATCCGACTCCTCGGTAATTTCTGAAATCTGGTCTCATTTTGAAATCCTCCAATCATTTAGTCAAATAGATCTTTGTTAGCTTTCAAAGCCACATAAGCATCCATCATAGCTGCTACGTTATCGATCTTTTCGCTTAATCGTTTCTTATAAAGCTTTCGGTTACCATTCGTATCTTCTAACACAATACAGTTACCCATAGCAAAGACCATTAACTCTTCGTCAAATAAGAGTAAACGATCTTCAGACATAGCTTTCAATTCACCAAGTGGAACTGATTCAGTCTTAGAGCCTTGTGGTACTTTCTCCACGCCATAAGGTCCATTCTCTTGAATCCATCGATCTACGAATTCTTTTGCATTGTATGGATCATAACCAAAAGCTCGAACGTCATACTCGGAATCTATGATGTATTGGTCAACATCTTCATAGACGTCATCCATATCCAACACCGATCCTGGCATAACAATAAGAGAACCTTCATCAATAAACTCATCGTATTTCAGTTTCATTGCAGGTTGCAAACGATGATAAGTTCGATCTGTAATGTATGATCTTGTCTTGATTCCTAATCGTCCTCCACGTAATGGGAAGATGAATGTGAAAGCACAGAAGTCATCACCTTGAGAAAGATCGGCACCAAGAGCACATGGCATCTTCCAATAATTTCGTTTCGGAAGATGTGGCAATGTTTCTTCATAGGGAAAGAAATAAGTATACCCTTCCATAGGTATACCAAATCTCTTTGCCAAGATATCATTTCTGGCTGCTGGTGCTTTCTCAGCTCTTTCTACATCCAGCTGATATGTTTCGTAAGTTACTGTCTTATCCAAATTTGGATTGGCTTTCAACCACATATCTGGATCAGATACTTCTTTGATGTCATCCAGTTTATACCACCAAATAGAAATATGCGGAGCATCATAGACGCCTTTTAAGATATCCATTAGCTCCATTTTAATGGTATCACCAACACCATTACGAACAGTACCTTCAGAACTTGTAGCGATGATCAGATAGTCGTCAAGCTTAGAAGCACCCTGTTCCAAAGCACCAATGACATCCTCTCGAATATCACCAGAAAGCCACTCGTCTACTGTTGAATATTTATTCTGCAGACCTTGTAGTTTGGCAATACTCATTGGTCGAACTTCCAGCAAAGAATTGGTTAGGAAATTCTCAATTCCTTTCTTTGTAGAAGCTAAACGAGTTCTGTTCACTTTAGAACCTGTTGTATTTTGCAATGATCCTTCTGTCAAAAATTGAAAGAATGGACCACGCGCTCTTGTAATAGCTGTTCGTATGGGGCTGAGTATTTCCTCTGCCTGTTTCATAGTTGGTGCGGTGGTTACTTGATGAGTTGTTGCTGGATCGATCGTTAACCCATAAGCTTGATGACAGGATCCATATACTGTTTTGGCAGCGCCTCTGGCCACGATTAGATATTGCTTACTTGTTAGACGCTTTTTAACTGTCTTTCGTACGTAATGACCTCGACCAGATTTTGTACGTTTGTAAACGTTTCGTTCAACGAAATAATACCAACCATAGACTTGCTCTGCCCAAAGTTTAAACGAGTCCATTAGAAACATATCAGAACCATCTGTCAAAGTTAGTTCATTCTCACAGAATTTGATCCAACCTTCGACTGCTTGATCATCGTAATAATAACGAGGGTTTTTGATCAGTCGATCAATTCTGTTCATCTCTAATGAAATCGTTTCGCAAACTGGAATATCGCCTCTTAACACGGCTTCACGAAATTCGCCGTAGTACTTCGGCGTTGCCGTATTAGAAAGCATTGCTTATTCCTCCTTATCAGTATGTTGTTTTCTTGTAATAATCATAACCAACTTTTGCGGCAACGCCAATAGCGATAGGCGCTACGACAATACCAGCAACACTGTCAAGAGCTGTCATAGCGGCAGCCGATCCGGCAGTAGCTAATATTGTACCAGCTGTTGATGTTATAGCAATATCCGCAATACGTATATTTCTAGTATGCTGTCCAAGACTCGCCGTCCGATCTTCACTTTGTAGAATCTCATCAACAAGCTTTTTTACTTCGCTTACTCTTTTATTTGCTTCACCAGATTTTAATGTATTCGTCCATCCAGCTTTACCAGCTAACTTATCCGGAGCAGTATTGGCTACTTTTACACGATTAGTCAATCTTTCTCTTCCAACGTCCAAGTTTTTCTGTCGTTTCTTTTCTTTTGCTCCATCACCATTGCCCGTACCCCATGCATAACGTCCTGAACCTCTTCCAGGAGGATTATCATCATGTCCTTTTCCGAAATGCACGAGATCTCTCGTAGGAGCTATTACATAATTTCCATACATTGTTTTAGTCCTCCTCAAAAGTATTCGGTGGGTCCACCTCATAATTCATTCGGCACTCAAGTTCTTTTGCCTGTTCCTGATATGCAGACAGAACTGCTGCCGTTGTAGGTGGATCAAACATCAATTTTGTTTTGATGCTTACATAGTTCTTGATCATGTTCAGTCTCTGATTGTCTCCAATAAACTGACTCCAGGTTTCATCATTAGAAGTAACTGTAAAACCTTCTTTTGGTCCAACACCAAGTTGTGTTAAGATGTTGAGTGCTGTATTAATGCACATGATTACATCAGGATCGAATTGAGTAAAGTCATCTTCAATCCCGAGATTTTTCTTTGTGCAAGATAAGATGCTTTCCTCGTTAATCATGGATTAATCCTCCTTGAAGAAGTCTTTGGAAACGTAGCCCTCGATGACTTTGTCAGTAGTCTTAACTGCAACTTTGTAGTATGCATCAGATGAACCAAGGACTGTTGCCGGTGATCCTTCTGCAACTACCAGTGCCACACCTGCTGTGGTAGACGGTGCCTTTCTTACTCTTACAAATTTGGAGTTTACGAAAGTGCCGGTATTTTTCTTCGGCTGTGCTTTCGGAGCCTCTTTGACAGGCGCCGGATCTTTTGTTTCTGTGACAACTTCTGCTGCCGATTCTGTTGTTACTTCTTCATTCTCTGATACTGCATCAGTAAACTCTTCTGCAGTTGTTACTTCATCTTCAATGATTTTCTTTGTGCTCATAATTTTGTTCCTCCTACTTTTTCTAATAATGAATTTATTTGTTCTTGATTTGATGTTGTGCTATTTTTTGGATACAACTTCTGTTTCTTATAGTCATAAAATTGTATAGGCTTATTAGAATCTTGAAGCCTTTGAATATTGAAAGACATGGCACTATCTATCCTATCATCTGAAGATGATATAGCAATCCCTTTTGTTGCCAGTTTAGACATAGCAATATCTTTTTGAGCTCTTATTTGTCTCTCTTCCGTTTGATTATTTGCTGATATTTTTTTAACTTTCCAATTACCAACATTATTTCTTACTTGGTCATCAGTAGTATAAACCACAACATTTCTGTAACCAATTTTAGATATATAATCTTGACATCTTGTATCTGCTCCCGGCGCATCCCCAATTATTATTTTAGCATTCGATTGAGCAACCAGATTTATTTCGTCTTTCAATACTTTTGGAATTTCTTTATCGAAACTAACTTTTCCAGATATAAACACAATATCTTTTGGAGTATATGAACCATGTTGTGTATTTCCACTACCCCACGCATAACGTCCTGAGCCTCTTCCAGGAGGATTATCATCATGTCCTTTTCCGTAATGCACGAGATCACGAGTAGGAGCTATTATATAATTGAATATAGCAATCACCTCCATGGACAAGTGTCATTTTTGGTTCTTACAATCGGACCAGTTGGAAGAAGATCTTTGTCACCGTAATGCACAGCATTATGTGTATTCAATGATGTGCAGATTACATTTTCTGGATCAAACACGCATGGTCTTCTTTCAACAACATCTCCAATTGTAATTGGGTTAATGTGATGTATCAAGATATCGTCAACAATGAAATATCCATCACAAGCTAAATCACATCCATTATCTCGTATAATGATTTTTCTTCTAAAAGATCTCCATTCTGTACAACGATATAGTTTTTGATTCAAGTATCGATGTCCATTGAAGGTCAGTTCCCCAACTTGTCCATTCAATTTTAAATACTCAAATCGTTCTTCGAATGTTGGAATCTGAATCAACTCTGAATAGGTTCTAATCATAGTATTCATCATCCTCATCGTCATATTCTGACTCGGTATCGTTTATACCAGCGTATGTCTTGAAGGCTGCTAATGCTTTCTCGGCAACTTCGTCAGATTTTCTTTGTGATTCCACCAGATCCGCTTTGTTGGATGTAAGATCAGTTTCAGCTTTCAACTTTTCCAACTCAACTTGTGCTTTTGTTGTTGCCAATTTGAGAAAATGAATTAAAACACTTTGTGGAGCTCGATGTTCTTCCAACATTTCCTCAGCCTGATCCATGGCAAGACTCATCATATATGATTCTCGTCCTTCTGGCGTTAATCGTTCGGCTTTTTTTCTCCTTCCCAAGATGGTTATGCTCCTTTCTCTATTACATTTCAGGTACTCTTTATAAGAACCCATACCTTTTAGGCACACTTTTTGTTTGTTTTGTTGTCGTTGGTGGGGGCCAAAAATGCCAAAGAATCGCAAAAAGTTCAAGAAAGGAGGTAATTTAACCGGAATTACTATTTCGCCTTTAGGCATGAGTCCTTATAAAAAGTACCTGAAGTGGTAGGGGATTGAAAAACGAATTCCAAAAGATCCCCCCGGGGTTATTTTGAAG